GTAATAACACTTTGTCTATGTCTCTTGGTATGGAAGCTGATAAGTCAGTAAGAGTCGGTCATAGAGTTGAATTTGACGCAGACTCTGTCAAAGAAACTCTTGGTCTTGCCCATGAAAAATTTCAGCAGTACAAAGAGATGGCTGAATTTCTTGGATCCAAGAAGTACGATATGGAATCACTCATTCAATATTACAATGAGGTTTTCCCATCGACTGCTCGCGGCGATAAAGAAGAACCTGTAAAGGTTACGGCCGACACTTTGAGCAGAGCTGCTAAGCAATCATTGGCAGTTATTGAAACCCAACCGGGTGCTCAGTACGCTGAAGGTTCTTGGTGGCAGGCACTTAACAGTGTCACTTATATCACTGACCATGTTCAAGGTCGAGGTGAAGACACCCGACTTTATTCAAACTGGTTTGGTGGTAACCAGCTCCGTAAGGTGCGTGCTGCGGAGAAGGCAGTAGAGTACGCGACTGCCGCATAACAAAGGAGATTCCCTGAGCATGGAGTAAAAAGGCTCATTTTTTCCTTTACTTTTGAGAGGAGAATTGGTATAATATATTATGAATGATGTTAAAGGAGTGAAAATGCCAATTATGATGAAGAATGATCGTGAATCAACCTCTTACATTGGGACATTCCAAGTTGGAAATCCTGATGATGCTGTTGAACTAGACATGGTGAAATCCATGGTGAAATGGTTTAACAAATCGACTCACAAAAAACATAAAGTGAGGCTTTGTCTTAGGGGACGTAAACCTAAAACAAAAATGAATTACCCTGGAGGATATTTTTTACCGAAATCTAAGGGACCTGTTTCCTATAATCCTTCTGGAAATATCATGGGCGGAATAAAAAATGCTACCGTCCTTGATGCCTACATTTATAGGCGTGCATAAATCTTTCCTATGAGGACACCATTCCTTTCCGGGTGTCCAAAGGGGTGTAACCTAGTGCCAGGAACTAGTAGTGCACCCCTTTTTTATTATAAATAGTAAGAAATAATATTTACTTTTTTAAAAAACTGTGGTATAGTTTTCTTAAGTTAATAAACAGGAGCAAACTTATGAAAAAGAATTTTTTAGATCTCTATAAGCTATTTGAAGCTGTAGAAATAAGTGACCTTGATTCTGAATTCCTTAAGAAAGCTATGAGATTGACTAACTTCAATCTTAGCACAAGGGATTTTGAAAGTTTAGAATATAAGAAAGAAATACAATTCTTATTTAGAACTCATTTTTTTCCGGGATTTGATCTTGATGATTGCCTTGACGAGGTTAATGCTGAGAAGATCAATAGTGTTATTGCTAAGCTTAAGGCCTTAGACTCAAAGATGTTTACTAAGATGCATAAGTATAATCTTAAAGGTGTAGGTCCAGGAGAAGCTACTCTTTATTTCATATTGAATAAAGGTCATCTTGGCGGAGGTGCTTCAGCCGGCGTTGATCTGGTTCACGGATCTTCGAAGTATGAAGTCAAGGCAGTTACGCTTTCATCGACCGGACACGTTAAAGACTTTAAGATTGGTGGAACTGAAAACTTATCTGGAATCATTTCTGATGCTGTAAAGCTTAAGAAGAAAGCTATTAAGAGATACACCAACAGAGACACCGAAATTAATAAATCTCAGATCGGCGAGATTAAGAGAAAGTTTCCAACAGAGTGGTCAAAGATTGAAAATGAGTATAAGAATCAGGCTTATAATTATTTTAAAGAACATGATGTTATCTTTATGAATAACAAAACTAAGAAGATCGGTGAGATCATTGCTATTAAGAAGGTTAAGAAGTCAGATATTGAACTAGAGAATATCACATCTGGAACAATTAAGCCGGCGATTAAAGTAAAATGAAATCATTCAGACAACACATCACGGAACAAAAGAATACTCATATGACTCACATTGAGGATAGGGTCATATATGGAGGAGTTGACGGAGCGAGACAAGCGATCTTAGCTTTAAGATCATTAAGAGACATGTTAGGAGGACAGAAAGATGGAAAAGTATCGGTCAAATGGGATGGAGCCCCAGCCGTATTTTGCGGCGTGGACCCAACTGATGGAAGATTCTTTGTCGCCAAAAAAGGAATTTTCAACAAGAACCCGAAGGTTTATAAAACTGATGCTGATATTGATGATGACACTAGTGGTGATCTCAATGCTAAATTAAAGCTAGCACTACAGCACTTACCAAGTTTAGGAATTAAGGGTGTGATACAAGGAGACTTTTTATTTGGTCCTGGTGATGTCAGTACTCAAAAGATAAAGGGTCAGTCCTATTTAACTTTTCACCCTAACACAATTGTTTATGCTGTGCCTAAGGATTCCGAAGCAGCAAAAACAATAAAGAAATCTGAAATCGGAATCGTATGGCATACGACTTATACAGGTGACACGTTTGAAACAATGAAAGCATCTTACGGAGTTGATGTTGCGAAATTAAAATCTAGTTCAAAAGTATGGTCGCAAGATGCTATGCTTCGTGATTTAACTAAAGCAACTATGACGAAGGAGGACACTGACGATGTTAACGCGTATCTCAGCACTGCTGGGAAAATTTTTAACACTATTAAAGGCGATACCCTTAGGGATCTGGAACGGAATGAAACGCTTGCTCAGCACATTGAAACGTTTAACAATACGTATGTACGAGCGGGCCAAGTCGTTACTGACACGAAAGGGCATGTAAGAAAGCTTATTAAGTTCATCCAAGATAAGTATAAGAAGGAAGCCGACAAGCGAAAAACCGACAAGGGAAAAGCTGCCCAATATGCTAAATTGGATGAACTTCTTAAGTTCTTCTCAAACTCAAATAAGAAAAGCCTAGAAAATATCTTTGAATTGCAGAAAGTTATCATTCTTGCAAAACTAAAACTTATAAATATACTAGGAAAGATAAGTAACATTGACACTTTTGTCAAAACCAAAACTGGCTATAAAGTAACTGGGGAAGAAGGTTATGTAGCCATTGATAAACTTGGTGGTGATGCGGTGAAGATTGTTGATAGACTAGAATTTAGTCATAACAATTTCTCGCCAGATGTATTAAAAGGATGGGATAAACCGGGAAGATGATAAGATTTAACGAATACGCGTCTTTATACGATCGACTGGTAGAAGGTACTCTCGACAAATCAACCTATGAGGAGTTGAGCATGGCCGGTAGAAGATCGCTCGCCCGTGCAGCTAAAAGACGTAAGTTTCAATTAGCACGATCCCGCAAAAAAATGTCTCGTAGAAGAGCTGACCAATCGCGAATCAATCGCAGGTCACAGAGACAAGCCCGTACAAATCTATATAAGAAACTATCAGGTGGAAAGTCTAAGAGCAAGCTTTCCATTGCAGGTAAGAAAAATCTTGAGAGAAGAGCTAAGGCTTATAAAGCAAGATTGAAAGTACAAAGCAAAATGTTAAGGGCTCCAAAGAGAAGAGCGGATAGAAGATGATTAATAGTTTTAAACAGTATCTAGTAGAAGAAGAAAAGACCTGTTACTGGACATTCGGCAGAATGAATCCACCCACTATCGGTCATGGCAAACTTCTAGATTCTTTAGCGAAAAAAGCTGGAAAAAATCCAGTAAAGGTTTTCTTATCACAATCTCAGGATAAAAAGAAAAACCCACTGTCTTACACGGATAAAGTAAAATTTGCTAGGAAGATGTTTCCTAAGCACGCACGTTCTATCATTATTGATAAAGGCGTAAAGACGTTTATTGAAGCGGCCAAGTCACTTGAAGCACAGGGATTCAAGAAGATGGTTATGGTCGTAGGCTCAGATAGAGTCACTCAATTTGATACTGTACTAAAAAAATATAATGGCAAAGACTATGTTTTCCAAGATATTAAAGTGGTGTCTGCAGGAGAAAGGGACCCCGATGCTGACGGTGCAGAGGGCGCATCAGCTACAAAACAGAGAGAAGCGGCGAAAGATAACAACTTCGCATCTTTTTCTCAGGGGTTGCCAAAAGAAATGTCCAATAGTGACAGCAAGAAATTATTTAATGCTGTTCGATCCGGACTGGGATTAAAAGAATCTAAGGAATTCAAGAACCATGTTACTCTAAAAAAGGTTTCTGATCTTAGAGAATCATATGTTGCAGGCACCCTCTTTGAAGTTGGACAAACAGTTGCTATAAAAGGAGATGGCCAGATCGGCACTGTGCAAGTTCTAGGTTCTAACTACGTAATTATAGAGGCAAATGGCATGAAGTTCAGAAAATGGCTAACTGATGTAGAGTTAGTAGAGGATCCATGTTGGGATACACATAAGCAAGTAGGTATGAAAAAGAAAGGGAATAAGATGGTTCCTAATTGCGTACCTAAAGAAAAGACAACCTCACCTCAAGATCCCGACATTAAAGATAAAGATGGAACACAACCAAAGGCATACTATAAAGGTTTAGATTCTAAATCAACAAAATCTAGGAGAGACGCACATTTCAAAAAGAACGCAAAGAAATCTGATGACGATGCATCTGCATACAAGCCGGCGCCGGGCGATGCTACCGCCAAAACAAAACCAAGCAAACATACACAAAAATTCAAAGCAATGTTTGGAGAGTCAGCAGACGCTGCGATCAAGAAAAAAGCAGAAAAGTCAGGAATGCCAGCAGGAATCTTAAGAAAAGTTTATAACAGGGGCGTAGCAGCGTGGAAAGGTGGACACCGTCCAGGGACCACACCACAACAGTGGGGTCTTGCTCGTGTCAATTCATTTGTAACAAAGTCAAGTGGTACTTGGGGAAAGGCCGATAAAGACTTGGCATCAAAAGTAAGGGGTTCAAAATGAAATCATTTAAAGATATCAGAGATGGATATAAGTCAATGGCTCAGCAACGAGCCGTATGGGCTACTCGCAAAGACGGCGGTAAAGGACATCCTGATAATAAGAAAAAAACAAAGAAAGAAGGAACTTGGGCTATCCCTGATAATCCTAAGGCAAAGAAAGAATTAAAAACTCTTATGAAAAAACCTTTGATCCTTGGACCCGAAGGTGATGAGGCTGCTGATAAGCTATACAGCATAATCGGTGATGATTCTTTGTTTGACGATCTCTATGTTGCCGGTAAGAAGAACCCCAAAGGCGACGCTCGTCCGATCGTTAAAAAACATATGAAGAGACTAGGTATTAAAGAAGAAGTTGATCTTGAAGAAGTTACAATTGGAAAAATGGTTCCAAAGCATGCTATGAAAAATGTTGGTAAAAGTCAAAAGACGTTTTCAGCATATATCAAAAGAAAAACTGGAAAAGATGTTTCCTTTGATGACGCCGATTTGGTAGTAGGAGATAAGACAGTAATTAAGGGTGCATTGACTAATGATAAGATGACAGTTGACCAGATGGTCGCTAAGGTTAAATCATTTAAAGAAGAAGTTGAAGAGGTCGATGAAGGTATCAAGCATGATCGTTGGATGAGAGCGCATGGTAAGAAAGCACCTGCAAAGGAAGTAGGCACTTGGATGTTCACCACAAAAGAAATGGGTGATGTAGACTATGACAATCCTAAAGTAGTATATCAGACCAAGCGGCCTATGAAGCTGGCACAAGCGGGCAAGGAGGCAATGAAAGCACTAGGCACTAAAGATGTCTACGTGATGGAAGGTGTAACTGAAAAGAAAAAAGAAACCGTTGGCGCTTTTCTAAAAAGAGGTGGGAAGATTACTAAAGTCAAGGGTGGAACTGGCAAGGCTGGTCGTGCTGCAATGGATAAGTTTAAGAAGTCCTATAGCAAGATGAAAGATAAGGAAGCGGAAAAAGATCAAGAAGTTAATGAAGCGACAGACATTTTTAACAAAGGTGGTGTGCACGTCACTCGCTTTGCTATGGGTAAAGGGAAGTTAGGATTTCAATTTAATTTTGGCAAAGTTGGAAGATATATACAGATTCCATTAGAAAAATTACCAGTGCTAGATCAGGCTGTTAAGATGGCAAAGAAGGCCGGTAAGTCTGGAAAACAAGGTGATCTTCCTATTGCAGACAACGTCAACGAAAGAACAGATCGCTGGTATCAAGATCAACCTGAGTGGGGAACACCTGAGTCTACAGAACACGCTAGAAGGATGACTCCTGGAGAGTATGCAGAATCAACTGCGGCCTATGCTAAATCTTTAGAGAAGATTGCAAAGGATAGACAACTTGCTGCGATATCAGATAAAGATAAACAAACTCTTATGAAGATAGCAGCAATGCTAGCGAAAGAGAAAAAGAAATGATTAAGTTTAAGACTTTTTTAGAAGCCGAATATCAGGGTAGAAAAGTAACCCTAAATAAACCTATGAGCGGTGACGTAAAGAAGTCAAAGGTTTACGTGAAGGATGGAGATAAGGTTAAGAAGGTTGAGTTCGGTGATCCAAACATGACCATTAAGAAACACATACCTGCTCGAAGAAAATCTTTCAGAGCAAGACACAACTGTGATAATCCAGGACCAAAGACAAAAGCAAGGTATTGGTCTTGTAAGGCATGGTAAAATGATTACGTTTAGAGAATTACGCGAGAAGCTAGGAAAGAATGCTGACGCGGGAGATTACATAGACGATTTTAGAAAATCAGATGCTCCTCAGTTTAAAGGTAAGTCTGATAAGAAAAAACGTCAAATGGCAATAGCTGCTTATTTAAGCGCTAAAGACAAAAAGTGAATGAAGTTTGAAGATAAGATTATTGATATATTAAAGAAGAGTCCTTGTGATACGATAACGTTATCGCATAGACTTGGGGAGGGTATTTCTCCAGTGAGTTCAACATTAGAGCATCTTAAAAAATGCGATAAGATTGAGCTTTTTAAAGATAAATGGCAAATGAAGAAGTAATATATTTAAATGGGAAAAGGAAACTATTATGCCAAGAGAGTCACAATCAACGCGGTTTGACCGCATTGAGGCTAAGTTAGATAAACTCGCTGAGGTTGTTGTAACCATGGCGAGAGCAGAGGAGAAGATATCAGCCTTGTCAAATGATCATGATAAAATGCATGAAAGATTAAATAAGCTTTCTGCCAAACTAGATGATATAGAAGTCAAAGTCGTTAAGAATTCTCAAACGACCGCGACCATACATAAACTGTTTTGGGTTGTCATTGCCGCAGTAGCTGCAGCAGTAACGGCGCAAGTCTTTAATTGGTTTTAAAAGGAGTCAAATATGTTCAAAGCCACAGACATTAAGAACATAGGACTTGCGTATTTGGAAGTCCTAGAACGAAAGAATAAAGAAGCTCGGGAGGAAATGGATCCAACCGATCACGTAAAAAAGAACGATGAGACCGGAAAATATTGCGTCTATGATAAAGACGGCAAGAAGGTCAAAGAGTTCGATGACGAGTCAGATGCAAATGAGTATGCAAAGCAAAATCACGATGCTCTTATGGGCAAAGGTGAAGATGACGATGCAGTAAAAGAAGATGCATCTAATGATAAGTCAGATGACGGTGAAGGATTGGATAAAGTAGATCCTAAAGCTGCCAAAAAGAAATTCAAAGATCGCAAAGACAAAGACATCGATAACGATGGCGACGTTGATGGATCTGATAAATATCTCCATAAGAAGCGTAAGGCCATTGGTAA